GGCCTCGGCATACCCACCCTGATCACGAGCCGCGATCACGCGAAGCTCGGCGGCCATCTCCGGCCAGCGTCGCCACGCGAGCCAGTTCTCGGTCACCGTCTCCCGGCTCGGGTTCCTGATCCAGCGCGCGCGCACCATGTTCCGGAATGCGCACACGAGCGCGAACGTCTTGCCCGTGCCGACGTTCCCGGTGAGCCCGAACCCCGACCCGGGGATCTCCCCGGCGATCATGCTCGCGTAGATCTCGCCGGCCTCGTGCTTGATTACGCTCGCGACCGCGGCCGGCACGCGAAGCACCTCGGCGAACCGCTCGCGATAGCTCACGCCGGCGCGCTTGAGCCAGCGCCCGAGCCAGTCGTTCAGGTTCGCCGCGAGCGCCTGCTCGTAGCTCTGCCGTTCCTCCTGAGCGCGCCCGATGGCGTTCGGAGTCTCTCGGGCCGTGATCTGGCGCATGAGTTCGCTCACCGGATCGGCGCCCGTGTAGGTTTCCCGTGCAACATTCGGATCAATCCCGTCATTGCCCATTGCCGCCCCCCGCGTTGGCGTCGCCATACCTCGCATCTGACCCACGTCGAGCCCCGGCGCGCCGGTTGGATGGCCGCGCCGCCCCGCCCGCGGCCTTGTCCTGATCGCTGCGGAGCCAGTTGTTCACGAACGCCGCGATGCCGCGGCCGGTCGGCCGGTTCTTCGGGTGCGTCAGCAGCCAGCCCCGCATGGCCGCGAATGACCGCCCGAGGTTCACCCCGGGATAGAGCGCCTCGAACTCCCCGAGAAGCCGGTCGCCCGGGCGCCATTCGATCCCGGATCCGGCGAGCGGCAGAGACGGGCCCGTGTAGCCTGCCGCGGCCGGGGGGGACTCCAGAGCCAGAACCCCGGCCTCGGGCTCAGCAGCGGGCAAGGACGCCCTGCCCTGCGTCGAATCCGGGGGGCCGTCGCGGTGCGGTTCTGGCACCGCGGCGGAAGTCCTTTGATTCTCTGTCTTCTGACTTCTGTCTTCTGTCTTGGGCTCACCTTGATCACCGTGAGCCGGCGTGAGCCCGGGACCGTCCTGACGTTGCCGGTAGCTTTGCGTGGCCGCCCGGGTCTGCTCCTTGCGCGCTTCCTCGTCCCTCATGCCCCGGTAGAGCGCGTGATTCACGATCCGCCACCCCCAATCCCGGTGATCGACCAGCCGCAGCAGCCGGCGGCCTTCCTCGGCCGGCGTGCGGCTGTCCGGATCCGGCGCTTCGAGGTGCTCGATCGCTGCGTTCACCCGATCGATCGGGATGCCGGTGAGCGCCGAGATGTTCGGCCTTGACTTCTCGACGATGCCCTTGCCGTCGCTGTGAGCGAGCAGGAAGCACCACACGAGTTGCACGTCCGGCTTGCCGCACATCGAGCCTTCCCACGTCTGCGCGAAGAGCTTGCCGTACACCTAGCGCCCCTCCGACCAGTCGGCCACGCTCATCAGCGGGAAGCCGATGAGCAGAGCGAGAGCGAAGGCGAACGTCGCCGCGCCCGGCTGCTCGATCCCGAGCTTCTGCGCGATCGCACTGGCGAAGTATCCCGACACGATCGCCGCGATTAGCTTCTTCGGTTTCATCTCGACCCTCCTTGATCGATCATCCTTGCCGACGCATCCACTGCGCTGCGCGGCAGCATACGCCGGCCTCGACTGCAAGTTCAAGTGTGCGATTCGCGAGGCGCTGTCTCTGGATGGATTGACTCATCCTCGGCGCCTTTTCGATCGGTGTTGTGGTCTACACCCGTAGCCGCCGCGGCCCCGCGTACTTGAGGCCCGGCAGAATCCGCTTCGCACACGATGCTGCTGATGCCGTTTGCGGGCACGACCCATCGCTCGCCCTTCAGTCCATTGCAGCCCCACTCGTCATAGAGCGCGTCTCCTACGACGTAGATGTTCCGCGCGTAGCTCGCGACCGCGAGCGTCTCGCGGCGGCCATCGCGAAAGACGATCGTGATCTTCACTCGACCTCGAACCGGCGCACGCGCACCGTATCGCGCACGATCACATGCACCGTATCGTGCTGCACGACGGTTTGCTGATCGGTCGCCACACGCACGAGCGCACATGCCGGGATGAGACAGATTGCGATGATGAGCGCGAGCAGGAACAGCGCAGCCCATCGCGCAGCATCAAGACGCATGATCATCGGTTCCCTCCGATTTTTCGGCATGGGCATCCCAGCCGGCATCACTGAGGATCTTCCGGGCGCGCGCGATAGCGCCATCGTCCGGCTTTCCGTCCAGCAAGCGGAATGTCGATTGCATCGCCGCCAGAAGCACCTCGCGCTGTTTGCTCAGCCGGGCGATCTCATCGCGCAGGAATCGCGCCGCCGATCGATCAGCCATTGGGTTTTCTCCGGCCGATCTTGGCCGCGATCTTAAGCTCGTAGAACAGAATCCGAGCGGCATCATCACCGCCCATCTCGAATAGCTCGCGGTCGAGCATGACGAGCACGTCTCCATCTTCAGCCGTGAAGGTCACTCTGATCCATCGATCATCTGCTGCCGGCGTGCGCTCGGAAGATTCTCGCCTAGAGTCCCGATAGTTTGCCCGGACCTTGCCGGCAGGACGCACACGCCGCTTCATGCGAACAGATCCCCCGATGCCTTCTTCTCGTGTCGCGTGGTCGCCGCTGTGCCCGTGCGGTGATCACGATCGTAGCGATTGTGGCAGCCCTGACAGAGCGCGAGCAGGTTCGCATCAGCGCAGTTCTCGGGCTCATGGTCGAGGTGAGCGATCGTCAGCACGACGGAGCCGCGGAATGTCGCTGCGATGAAGCGATCCAGTTCGCAGCAGCGTCCACGCTCGCAGGTGCAAGGTTCCTCGAAGCAGACGCAGATCTCGGAGTGTTTCCGCCCGCATTCGCCGCGGCATTCGCATCGGCCCCCAGAGCGCGCGAGGATCCGCTCACGGATGCGCTTCCATTCCTTCGGATACCTATCGCGGTTCGCCGGCTTGATCGGCATGCTCGCGCTCCGCGGCCTTCACCTGCGCGATCAGAGCGCGGCCCTGCGCTCGCCGATGCGCGTTCCGGTCGGCCCGGATAGCCTTGATCGCCAATTGAGGCGGCACGCACCGCTTGATCACGCGCACGACCTCGGCCTTCTCGCACGAGAGCCTTCCCGGCGGATCGTCGGCGTACATCAGGCCGGTGATCGAGACGAGGTAGACGTCGCCCCGGACGAACGAGGCCATGAGTTGGGCCACTCGCCAGTCATCTTGGATCTCGACCCGGCCATCCGCTTCGAGCGGGATCTCGTCGCCCGGCGCGAGCCCGGGCTTGCCGCCGTAGTAGTGGCGCCTCATCGGCCCCGCCAGACGTCGCGTGCGACAGCGATCACGAGGAACGCGAACGCGATCGTGAGCAAGGCCGCGGCATATTTCAGGATCTCTAGGCTCATAGCGGGAACGTCGCGTCACCCTGCTCGCGCAGCAGCCGGGAGAGCGTCGCCCAAGAGAAGAAGAATCGCCCGGTGTTGCGATAGCCCCACCGGCCCCAAGAGTTGAGGCACCACACGCGGCGCTTCTTGACGTCGAGGCCGAGCATCGCGACCTCATGGCCGCCACGGATGCTCGCCCCGGTCGGGAGCGGGCACTCGCCCGAGGTCGCCGGCTCGTCGAATGAATCATACCAGTTGATCCCGAGGATCCCGGGCTTGAGCACGAGCGCGCCCAGCAGGTGATCGAGCGAGAACGTGTGAGAGTAGCCGGAGATCAGCCCGAGTTTCTTCGCGGCCTTCATCACCGCGAGGCCGCTCGATCCAGTGTCGTCGGGCGGGTACGTCCCCGGGTAGCCGTCGAGCTTCGTGCCGAGCGAGTAGATCATGATCGCATCGCCTTCCTTCATCAGCCGCTGCCCGGGCTTGTGGACGGGCGCAGTGTTCAGCACCTGAGCCACGGCGTTGCCCGTGCATGACCCGAGGTTACCCTGATCGAGCACCGGGCCCGTGTGCCGATGCATGATCGATTGCAGCGCCGCGGTGCCCGCGAAGTAGGCGAATGATCTCGGATCGTGCTCGACATGCCGGCCGAGCCGGCGAATCGGGTGCGTCTCGCGAATGATGCGCTTCATCGGTTCCCTCCAGTTAGCGCGCGGAGCGGGCGCCTGTCGATGCGCTCCCTCGTCCTTTGCCCGACAGAGCAGATCGCAGCGCGCAGTCGATCGCCCGCGCACGTACCGCTCCGCAGTTCTGGCCCACGACGCGATTGAGGCCAGCAGACTTCAGCCATTAGACGGCCCTTCCCGCTCCGCACGTCCATCATCGATTCGAGAGATCCACGCGCAGCGTGTCGAATGCAGCCTCGGGTGCCGGCATGACGCCGCCGGCCGCCGCGGTCGAATGCGGGTTGCGCTTCACGACCGGATCGGTCGGCTTCTTGCAGCTTGAGCAGAGCAGCAGCAGCACGATCATCATGGTCTTCATCGTCAACCTCCATTGGAGAACGGAGCGCGCCGGTTTCTTTCCCGAGCCCCACCTCAGAGCCCAAGCCCTCCCGCCGACGCGCCCCTCACTCACTTCTTCGATTGCGGTTCCGGGTGCGTCTGATGCTGATGATCCTCGCAATAGAAACTCCCGACCCTGCTCTCGCGCGTGCAGCCGGGCGCCACGCACGTCGCGCGAGGCTCATCGGGATTCGCCGTGCCAGCGGGCGACTCGGGCGCCGGGGCCGCGCCGATCACCTCCGTCGTCCCCGCCAGCACGGGCTTCTGCATGCCGTCCGATTCCTTGGTCGGCTTCGTGATCGGCGCCGTCGCAGTCACAGCGGCTTTTAGCCCCGCGGCTCCAGCCGGCTTCTGTTCCGCGGGCGGCGCCGTAGCTCCCGGGAATGCTTCATCGACATCGATCTCGTTGTCACGGATCGCGGCGGTGATCCCGCGCAGCGTCACGAGATGATCGGTCGTCATGTCGTTCGCGCCGGAGATCCCGAGGCGAGCGAAGATCCGTTCGGCCGGCACGCCCATCTTGCCGAGGTGGTCGAGCGCCTTCGCGCGACGCTTCCCGAACGTCTCCGCGCTGCCAGCCACGACCGCCCGGGCGGCTTCGTAGGCTGCCGTCCAGAGCGCCTTGGGCACGCCGGCGAACACGGCGTTGCGCTGCGCGATCGAGCATGCCGCGTTCGCGGTCACCGCGATCATATCGGCCGAGAAGCGAGCGCCCTTCTTCGTCGTGATCCGGCGCCGCACCTCGCGGGAGATCGCGACGTTGCCCTCCAGATCGTGAAAGAACCCCTGAGCGGTGACGAACTCTGGGCCCTCGTCCACGACCCGGGCGCCGGCCCGGCAGTTGCCCCATGCATGGAGTACGAGTTCGGCGAACCTCGCGCTCGGGCCCTCGATCATCTTGTCCTTGCCATCCTCTTTCCTCGGGATGGCATAGATGCATTCGTCGGCGACAGTCTCGTTGATCGCGGCCAGCCGCCCGAGTTCTTCGAGGAACGTCTGCACGCTCCGCGGGTATGCCTTCGCCGTGCTCACCTGCTGGTCGATCTCGGCCTTCACAAGCGACGCGCTCATGCTCTCGGTCGGAAGTCCGAGCACCTGCACGTCACCGTCATCCCTTGCCATTGGTCGCCTCCCCGGAAAGCTCTGTGATCCTGAACCGACGCGAACCCGGCGAGATCGACGTCGCTCGCTCTCGCGCGTCTGCGAACACCTTTTGCGCCTCGGCCGCGCCGATCGCCTCGGCCAGCTTGCCAGCGACGATATGCGTCGCCTCCTGCCAATCGACGCGGCGCGCGTCGGCGCTCCGCTTCCATGTCACTTTCCAGCCGTCGCCCGAGATCCCGGTTGCCTCGCCGATCATATCCTTGAGCGTGTTCTCGACGAGTTCCGTATCGCGCTCGTAGATGCCGAGCGTTCGCCTGAGCGCGAGCAGTTCCTTCGCCGCATTGTCGGCCTCGACGGTCGCCGGGATCATCATCGAAGACGCCTCGATCGGGAACAGGATCTGGAGCGCGTCGCCGCAGTTCTGATCGATCGGCGGCCTCGTGTCGGTCGCGACGTAGGTATCCCACCATTCGAGCAGCCTGCGGATGATCGTCACCTCGAACTCGGGATCGCGCGCGACCGTGTAGATCCCGAGCTTGTTGCCGCCGAACAGCGCGGCGACGTCCCATACCGGGAAGCCGGTGATCGCCATGTAATGCAAGCATTGGATCGCGTAGTAATGCGGCACCTCGTCGGTCCCCGGTCGGCCCCATTCGTGCGCGGCATGCGCGCCGACGTTCTTGATCTCGACGCCGCGGCTCTGGCCGATCACGAGGCGATCCGGCGTGCCGAGGATGAGCGGATGATCCGGGTGCTGCATGACCCGGTTCGGCTTCCAGAGCGCGCGCCCGGTCACCTCGGAATAGCGACGCGCGATGATCTCTTCGAGCGCGTTGCCCCACCACATCGGTTCCGTCTGCTCGATCGCCGGCTTGCGGCCCGTCTTGTCGAGCCAGACGTCTAGCTGGCTCCCGTACTTGCCCACGCCGAGGATCGTCGCGGCATCGGATCCGCCAATGCCGGCGCGGCGATCTGCGAGCCATAGGGCCCGCCCAGCGTCATGCTCCGCGGCCTGTCCCATCCCCCCGCACCTCCTTGCCGTGCTGCACGAGGTCATGCACCGTCACCTGCCCGGCGCTCAGCTTGATCAGCGTCTCAGCATGCACCAGCGACGGCACGCGGCTGCCGGAGAGCCACCGATAGACGGTTTGGAATGCCACCGGCGTTCCTTGTGCCCGAAGGCCATCCAAGACCCATGGCACCCCTACGCTGCCGACCCATCCTGCGAACCGCGTGCCCCGGTTCCGTTCCATCGGCGCCAATCGGGATCCCCCCCAAGAGACTCCGGCTCGCTGGTACGGCCGGCACCTTAGCGCCGGCGGTTGTGCTGTGCAACAGGAAAGTTCGCCCGCGATTTACGGGACTCCGGCGGGCACGAGCATCAGATTCGGCCGCAGATAGCAGTTGATCAGATCGAACGAATGATCGCCGCCCGCGCCGTTGAGCGCATTCGAGAGCCCAACCTGCGGCGCCATGAACGCCGTCGTGCTCGGCAGGTTCGCGCCGGCGTTCTGCGTACAGAGCAGCGTATCGGTGCTGACGTTGATCAGATAGGTGACGATCAGCCCACCGTTCGGATTGGCGAGCATCACGAACTCGTAGAGCACGCCGGCCGTGAGCGTGACCGTGATCGAGTTGCCTGATGTGTCCCTCATCCCGAGCTTCTCGAATGCTCCGGAGTTGTCCACGTTGAGGATCTTCAGGCTCGCGCCGTCCGTGCGGTCGGTCCAGAGCCCGATCGTGTTTGCCGGCCCGCTGCCGCTCACGTCGGCCTTGCAAACGCCGGTCGCTGAAGCAGACAGGCCGGCGAAGAGCCGGATGTTGTTGTTCAGGATCGCGTTCACCATGAATCGCGCCGAGAAGAAGAAGCCGCCACGGCTCGCGGCGTTCCCGCGCCACGCATAGAAGGCCGGGCAATGCGCCCCGAGTTCATTGTTGTTCGATGCCGCGCTCGTGAACCGCGTGCGCGGGAACTGCGTCTCGAACGTGTTGCCGAGCGCCGGGTGCGTGATCGTCGGCAGCCCGTCGCCCGCCCAATCCGGGCCCACCCCGCGGCCGATGAGGGAGGTGCCGCCGGCCGGCAGGTAGAGCACCGACGATTCGCGGCGCATGGTCGGCTCGAAGATAGTCGGCTTGTTGCTCATCGCGAATAATCCTCCAGCCAGCCGCCACCGCTGACGATGTGATTCCCGCCGAGGTTCACGACGTTCGTGCATGTCTCGGAAACGCGCAACACGCCGACCGCGCCGAAGCCCTCATAACGGTTGCCTTTGCCGTAGCTGAGCGCCGTGCAGCCCTGCGCGATCCACGACCGCGTGGCCTTCGAGTTCCCCATCACGAAGTTGCAGCCGATGATGCTGACCGCGTTGGTGTTCTGGAACTCGGCCATCTCGTCGGCTTGGGGAACGGTGAGGTTGACGACGTTGGATCGCTCGAAGTCCACGCCCTCAAGCTCGACGCATGATGCATTCTCGCAGAAGAACTCGCGCGCGGTCGTGCCCGACATGAGCAGCCCGTTATCTTCCATGTTGCCGCCCTTGAATCGTGCGAGCGTGAGCGAGTTCGTGAGATGCACGCCATGCAGCCCGTTCTGCACGAACGAACACGTCTGGAAGTCGAGCGTAGTATTTGGCACGCTCGCGGTCGAGTCCACGAGCAGCCCATAGCCGGTGCAGAAGGCGCAGGTAAGCTCATCTCCCATGAGCACGCCGGCGCCGTCGAGTTGGATGCCATCCACCGGGCCATCGCCAGCGTTCGCGAAGCTCGCGCCGACGTTGACGTTGCGAAAGAACGTGCGCGCGAGGAAGTTCCCCGAGTTGAAGATCCTGATCCCATAGCCGACATTCGGCGGCCTCACAGCGAGATCGAGATAGCCGCAACTCGATCCCACCTGAAGGATCGGCGAGCCGATGATCGAGGTCGTGCGGCCTCGCCCGCGGAGCCACACGCCGCCGGGGAGAACGAGCGGCGTCGAGTAGGATCCGTCCACGGCGACCGACGTGCCGCTCGGCAGATCAATGACCCCGCCGTTAGGGCCGAGCGAATCGACGGCTGCCTGAAGTCCCATGTTCGTTGCCTCCACGACGACGGCATCCGGCGGCGTCGGGAACCTCGCCCGACCTCGCGCGAGCACCGCCAGATCATCCTTGAGCCGTTCCTCTCGGTATCCCATGCATCAGACCCTCAGCAGGAACCGTGCATCCTGAAACGGAATGCTCACCGATCCCGACACAGCCGCTCCGTTGTTCACTGCCGTATTGAACACGCCTTGGATCCGCTTCCATGAGCCCGTGAGCGGGTGATTGATCGTGCCGCCGGTGCCGTTCACGATCACGATCCCGTATTGAAACTCGCGCACCCAGCAGCCGCTAGCGTGCTTGAAGCCGAATGCGATCGGGCGCCCGAGCCAGCCGCGATTATCGGCCACGGTCCCGGTGCCATCGCTCACGCCGAAGCGATCGACCGTGTATTCATCGGCCCAGATCAGTTGATCGTTGTTCGATGTGAGCAGGTTATTGTTCACGGAGTTGCCGGTATAGGCCATGCCGCCAGCGACGCAGGCCGAACCGAGAGCGAACCTCGCCATCTTCGCGAAGCTGGAATCGGTCTGAGTAATCCCGCCCCCCGTTGGCAGGGTGATGAAGGCGCTGCCGTCTCCGGTTGGGTCTGTGCCCTGCCACAGCAGCAGGCGATTCATGCATGCATCGAACGTCGGCAACAAGAAGCTGATCGGCGGCCAGTTCTCGATTAGCTCGCCGTCGTTCAGGAACACGCTCGCGTCGGTCGAGACGAAGCCGCTGTTGACGATCGTGGTCTTGCCGGCGTCCCCTTGCAGCGCGGTCGCGAACGCTTGAAGCGCAGCGGTGAACGCGGCGTTCATCTCCGCCATGCTGCCATAGCCGGCGAGCGCGTAATCGACCGGGTGATTGTTGGGGTTGTAGAACTGAGCGGCCGATGGCCTGTCGATGAAGTAGTCGAGCCAGTAGCCGTCTCCGAGCGTGCCGTACTTCTTCCAGAGGTTCGCGTAGGTCACGCCCCCGATGTGCGGGAGGTGATGCATCACGCCTACCAGCGGGTTCTCGCTCGGGTATGCGCCGAAGTGCGTATCCGTGATCGGGAAGGTGTCGTATAGGCGCTGGTCTGGCGGCCCGATTTCGAGCAACCATGCCTCGCGCACGAACGACGTTGGATTCGGGCCGAGGTTCTGCGTCAGAAGGCTACAGGTGTTGTAGAGGTATGTCCTGATCGCCGGATTGGTGGCCTTGAGGATGGCGAACACCGTGTTGTAGAGCGCGCGGTCGGAGTCGGTGAACGGCGAGATGTTCATCGTCATCACATGCCAGCGGGCGATCTTCGCCAAGAGCGCGGTGTCGAGCAGCACGTTTTCCGTGATCACGATCGGGCTCCCGGAGCCGCTGCAATACGAGTAGCGCCACATGTGCGGGAACCCGTTCCTGC